ACCTGCATCTAATATTAAATCACCTGCAACATCAACAGTCATATCACCAGATGATAAGGCTATAGTTGTTCCATCAATATTAAAGTTATCAATGTCAATTCCTGCATCTGATGTAATCTTACCTGTGGAGACAATAGTAGAACTATTAGTAATAGCACCATCAACTTGTAAAGTAGATGCCATATCAACTGCACCATCTATGTCTACAACATCAAGATTGGCAGTACCTGCTACATCTATTGCACCAGAAAAATCTCCTGTCGCTGCATCAAGTTCACCTGATACAGTAAAGTTTCTTATACCTGTGTAATCTTTGTTTGAATCTAATATAACTGCTTTTGATGCAACAGCAGTTCCTACAGCAGTGCTACCTATATCTAATGCGTTAAGTTCACCTACGACTGCTGTAATACCGTCTAACGCATTTAATTCTGCACCTGTAGATGTTACAGCATCTCCACCATAGTTTAAATTACCTGCAGCAATTACAATCTCGCCTGTGCCTTTAGGGGTAAGAACAATGCCAATATTAGTATCCCCACCTGTAGCAGCAATAATAGGGTTGCTACCAGAAGCATTGTTTGTAATTTCTAATTCATTAACAGCAGAACTTGTTGTCTGAAACACTACAAGTTCATTACCATTAGCATCAGCGATAAAGCCACCATCTGCTATTTTAGGTGCAGTAAGTGTTTTGTTTGTTAGTGTATCTGCTGATACAAGAGATACAAGAGTTGAATTAGCACCTGCTGGTAATAACATAGTGTTTGTTACACCTGCCGAGTGAGGTTGCCCTTGTACTATTTGCCCATGACTATTACTTTCACAATTAAACTGTATTGCACCAGAAGCACTGTTACCCCTAACAGCTATTACTCCTGTACCTTTTGCTATTAAATTTAAGTCAATATTAGAATCGCCACCAGTTACCTGTAGTATTGGTCCTTGCAAGAAAGCTGTAGAAGATGCAGAGTTTGTAATGTCAAATTGATTTACTGCACTGCCTGTAGTCTGAAATATTATCTGTTCATTGCCACTTTCATCACCAATGAAGTGAGCATCATCTATTAGTATGTTCTGTGAGTTAGTGTCTAAATTACCACCTAGCTGTGGCGATGTGTCTTCTACTACATTAGAGATAGCACTATCTGAAGCAAGTCCTGCTGTTAATGTAGACCTAGTAATCTTTTTAAGACCACCACCAGAAGCATCTATTGCTAACAATATATCACCACTAGCAGCAGTTCCTATCTCAGATAAGTCTGTAATCACAGTAGGGTTAAAATTAGTACCATCTGCTATAAGTAAAGCACCTGCTGTGTTAGTAGCCATAACTAAGTCATCACCAGTTATAGTTAAGTCACCTGTTACAACAACATCACCACTAAATGTAGCTTTACCTGCAAGAGCCATATCAATGTCAAGAGCAGTAATAGCACTTGAGCCATCTGTACCCTTTATAACAAAGTTTTTATCGGCTGTGCTTACTGTTAGTTCAACGTCTGTGGAGTTATTGGCTATATCTAATATAGATGTTCCACCTGATTTAACAATTACATTATTGCCACCTGCATCAAGAATAATATCTCCTGAAGAATCAAGTGTTATGTCTGTTCCATCATTAGTAATTGTGTCTAGTGCAATGCTTCCTATGTTAGTAATGTTTGCATCACTCATATCAAAAGAGCCAGTAACATCTAAGTCACCACCAACACTTAAATTACCAGATACATCTACAGCACCATTAATGTCTATAGTTGTTGAAGCAATTTGTATCTCTGTGTCGGCAACAATATCTAATTGTCCATCTGCTGATGAATTTAAAAATATGGCAGCATCACGAAAGATTATCTTATTATTAGTAGCTATTGTAGTTGTGGCTGCAATATTAACTGCACCATCAATGTCTACTACATCAAGGTTAGCTGTTCCTGATATATCTACATTACCATTTATGTCAATAGTTGTTGCAGCTAGTTGTATTTCTGTATCAGCTACAAGGTCTAGTTGTCCGTCTGCACTGGAATGGATGTATATTGCTGTGTCTCTAAACTGTAGCTTCTCTGTAGTAGCAATAAGTATGTCATCATTAAATTCAAAGTAATCCTCATCTTCTTTCCACGTAAGTAATCCATCATTAGTATTAGCATTAAACGCTAGTGTTATATCAACATCTTGTCCTGCACCTACTGTAATTGCATTAGCAAGTAATGCTGAAATAGCTCCACCTTCTCCTGCTGTACCATCATGCGTGTGTCCTGACGATGCTGCAAAGGCTGCTAATAACTGATTAAACTCGTCATTACTATGAGCTGCTGTTACAACATCTCCATCTGCGTATGTGGACTGTCTAGTGTATGTATCACCCATTAACGTCTAGCTCCTAATTGATATTCTAATTGAAAACCTTTAAGTGAATACGGTGCTGTTATACCACCATCTTCTACCTTTAATGCTACAGCAAAACCTGAACCTTCTACTGCTTGTCTAACTAATGGTTCAGATACACCACTGTCATACACAGTACTAGCAGCACCATACTTAGTAGCTGAATTGCCATATATTGTAGCAACTTGAGCAGTATCTAAGGGGTAAGCAGCAGGTTTAGATGCATTAACATCATCGTAATCATATCTTACAAACAAATCAGCATCTAGTGTAGATTCAGGTTTGTAGTTTACTATAACCCTCTGCATATGTTTTCTTATTCCGGGGTCGTTAAATGTTAAATCAGGACTTCTATACTTTCCTGATATAGCAGTTCCATCAAATGTATTACCTTGTTCTTGTCTATGTATAAAGCCATTATCGTAGTCACCATGTAGTACTAGTACATCACCATTTAATACAAAGCTATCTGTGCAAGCAGGTCTTAAACCACGAACTTCTGCAAACTCAAACTTCTGACCTTTTAGTACACAGATGATACCTCTAGTGGATTGTTCATTAGTATTAGCTTTAGTAAAAAATATTCTGTATTGTGTCTTGTCAGTTATAACTACTGAATCAAATTCACCAGCACTAGATATCTGCTCATTAAAAATAGACTGTACAGCAGAGCTTATAGTACCCAATTCAACGTCACCAATTCTAGCAGTACCAGCAATAGTTCTTAAACCATCAGGACCTAAGAATATTAAGTCACCTGCAAATTCTTGAATAGTGTCACCATTTATGCAACCTATGTTTCTTGTTACGTCAGAGACTGCAAAGTTAGCACTAGATGTTCCTGACAGTTTAAATATTCTAGTTTCACAAAAGATAAATAAATTGTCACGGAAAACTTTTATACCTGTTATCTCGTCATCAACTTTAATACTACCTGCACCTGAACCACTATTAAATGCATCCTCATCAAAGGGTTGACTAAATACTACCTCTTGTTTAGTAGTTGACTTACCTGCGTAGAACATATGGTTCTTAAAAGATGCTACAAACTTAGCACCTGCTACTGAGCTATCACTTACGTCTGTTGCAGATAAAGAAGAGTTAAATACAGTAGGTGCATTAACACCATCTAGTACAACTATTTTATCTGTTCCATCAAAGTTAAATCTTTCAAATGTATACTTACCTGCATTAGTTCTACCACTATCTATACTAGTCCATGATGAACCACCCGGAGATGCACTAAATATATTAGTACCTCTAGCTGCTAATACTTTATTACCAAAGGTAGCAACCATAAGTATTTTTTCTACATCAGATGAAGTAAAAGGAACAATTACTGAGACATATTTTGTGTAGCCATTAATACGTCTGTAGCCACCCTCAATAGCAGGTTCAAAGTTTTTAAGCTCTAATGCTTCACCCGGTAACATCATAAAGGTAGACTTGTTTAATACTAGTCCACCCTCACAATTAAAGGCTGAAGGAGTTGTTTGTGATAAGTCAGCCATACTAGTTTACTCTTATATTCAAACTAGAACCTGTACTACTATTTGATTTAGCTATATAAGTAGACCGTATATATTCAAATCTATTAATAAGTAAGGTTTGCATATTTTTAATACCTTGCTCAAATCTATCCATATTAAGTTGATACTGTTGAGTTTCTCCACGATATTGATATACAAATGCTGTAGCACCGTCTACAATAATTGCAGCAAATCTATCAGGTACTGTTGTAGTACTGCCATGAACAGTCATGTCTGTAGGAAAAGTAAAAAAATCAAATTTAATAGTGTAACTTTTTCTAGGAAATGGATAAAGTAAATAATTGTTGTCAGGAGTTCTTACAATAAACTCAGGAACACCACCACCATTAAATTGCGTTACTGTAACACCACTAGCTATTATAGCTGCTGTAGTACTATTTGCTCCTCTTACACATCCTGTAAATGTAGTGCTTGAACCTATAGCTGTATATGTAATTTCTTCATTACCTATAAACAAAGTACCAGAGCTATCAAATCCAGACGTACTTGTAACAGTTATAGTAGTAACACTGTTTGTGTGCGTTGTACTTGTTGTAGTACTATTTACATCGTCTTCTTGTGTGATAAAAGCATTTATGTATTCATTATAATTTAGTACACGTAGTCTACCCCCTACTACACTTAAATCAGAATCTTTTACTACTCTAAACGTATTATAGTCTACTGTTTTAGCAGTAGCAGGTATACTGTATCTTGCTACACCTGCTGTTAATACTTCTGTATCAGTAGAATGATTAAAAGGATATTGAAACTCTTTTTGATTAATATATCTTATAGATTCATTAATTGAATTTTGGCATTGAACTTGTATACCCCTAGCACTAGAAAAAGTTGCCGAAGTTAATGCAACCTCGTTCAACCTTGCTATGACTTTATTTGTTAGTGTTAGGTAAGTTTCTGCCATGTTAATTCCTATGTAAAATGAAAGAGCAAGTTGCCCTGCTCTCTCATATATAAGTTAAGCTAAAGTATCTCTATCAACTTCATTAGCTGCCATGTCACCAGCATCACTGATATCCATAAGAGTTGCGAACACTCTTATAGTTCCAGTTAATGTAGTTCCAGTTTGAGCTGCTACA